TTGTGTGTGATGTATTCCCACTCGTAGGACTTATTGCATTGGCCGTGTTCGTACCGTACGGGTCAAGTGTTCCCGTGGTTGCTGACACGGTTGTAACGTTTGCCGTTGCATCCGAACGCCATCCACTTGCAAGCCAGTTTTGGCTTTGTGCGACCAAGTTCGTCGCACTCGGCTCCACCAAGAGTGCAGGGCATCCCCCGCCAAGAGGATAGTCCAACCTCGGAATCCCCGAAGCCACGACCTCAATCAATCCGCTTGCGTTGACCCTTGTTGCCGTAGTTGCCCGGGTTACATTGAAATCGCCCGATGCACCAAGAACCACACCGCCCGAAGTCGTTGCTAAGGGTGTGTATAGTTTGCCCGTCTTAAAGCGAGCAGGGACAAGGATAAGCGATGGTGTCGGCATTCTTAGAAGTTGTAGATGACTGCAAAGCGATTAAAGAGGCATCCATCAACGGCAGCCTCGGCAGCGGTTGCTCCGTCAGCGGTTGCCCTTGCGTTGAACAAGGCCCAAACTCCAGCAGCGACTCCGCCTTGGAGCATATTGGTCGGATAGCCGTAGCCGTAACCTATCAGCATTAGAGGAATGTGTAACCGATGACTGAACCTGCGCTTGGATTGACGGCCGTAATCTTACCGCCATTGCGACCGCTTATCACGATGCCAGCGGAAATAGAAGCCCCCGAAAAGTTGTAAGCGGTTAGCAGGTTCTCACTTCCAGTTCCTGTTAAAGTTGTGAAGGTCGCAGCGGTGTTGACTACAAGGAAGTCGTAGTTTTTCCCGGTAACGGTTCCGTTGATAAACTCCATCGTACCGCCTTGGCCGAGCATTTGTTGCAGAATAGGTGTAGGCATTTTTTAGCGTTTAATTGTAAATGTCTTTTAGGTTGGAATTTCACAAACCGAATGGCCGTAGGGGATTTCAAAAGTCATCGTCGCCTGCCACCCTGCCGTGCGGTCGTCCCGGCTCTCCACGAACCTCGTAAGGTTCACGGTGGACGAGAGGGTCCAGTCTTCGCTTGGGTCGTTTGTAAGCGACGATATGAAGTCCTGTGCTATCTGCAACTGGTCGCTTAGGACCTCGTCCTCGTTGTCCTGCCAACCCAGCGTAGGGCTGCCCGAAACCACTCCGCCCATCGGCTTAATGGACTCAACTCTATCACTAAAATATACCCCAACCACCAAGTCCAAAGTACCAGCGTCAGTATTTGCAGACTGAACGTCCGCAAAAACGAGCGGATAGAGGATACGCTCACGGCTTGGGGTTCGAAGATTTATCGTGTTGTCCGTTCCTATCGCCAACGGGTCGCCCGTCCCGAAGGAGTTTACTTGCGGATGGTTGTTGGCAAGGTCCAGCAGGGCTTGCTTGATTTTTATCCAAGACATAATTCTGGAGTTTCAGTATGTTTTTTTTGTGTGCGCCCATCCTTAGCAGTCATTACACGCCCCGAATTGACCGTATGGGTAGGGGTAGTCAAGGTTGCTGATTCCCATTCTTCGGTTGCGGTCCAAGACCATTCCTGTTCGGTAGTTGGTAGCGTTCGGGTAGATTGTGTCAAGAGCAGACGGAGGCGAGTTCCACAAGGGGTATGAATTGCGGTTCTCCATTAGGTATCGGGTAATGCGTTCGGAGTACCACTCGGCATCGTTCTTCACTTTGTCGGTCAGTCGTGTGATTTCCTCCATGCTCATTTGGGAGGACTCTTCGCTCGTTCTACGGACCATTCCTTTGTTCATGTACTTAAACGCAAGGACCATCGGCAACTCGTAGTAGAGCCACTGAATCATAGCCGGCTGGATGTAATCCTCCAGCAGCGTTTGGTTGAGTGCAGAGGTTGAACCGCTGACCACCTGCGTAACCAATTCCCCATACAACGGAGAGCCAACGATTGGCTGAATCCGCATCTCCTGCACCTTGATGACCGTTGGGCGTATCTGCGTATATGATACGTTCTCGTTGATGATGCTATTGTCGAGCAGCGTTTCTTCGCTTATGAATAGTGCCTTCATGCCTTCGTGATTTTATTGCCTTTACGGATAACGAGTTGCTGTTCCCATACGTGCCTGCATTGTGGCCTGTTCACTCCGCTGGGCGTGTGATACCAACCGCCTCTGCGATTCCAAACGGAATATCCCATGATTGCAGAAATCCCGTCGATGTCCTCACGGGTGTAAACCTTGCCCTGCCCGGCTAAGTCAAGCATAACCTTGCAGAACTCACGGCTGGAGCCTTTGTCCTTGTTGCTGAAACCTGTGGCCCATGCGTACTTGTAGCGGACCTCCAGTACAGGCTCTGCAACTTCCTTCACGTTCTTTGGAAGGTTCTGCTCGGCAATCTTGTCCACGGCCCTGCTGATTGGGTAGCGGTCTTTTGTGATTAGGTAGGCGACACGCTTGGCGACCTTCGCCTTGCTGACCCCGAACTCCTTTGCCATTTCTTCAACGCTGGCTTCACGGTTCTTCTTGCGGTAGGCTTCAATCTTCTTGTCAAGTTCAACCTCTTCCTCGCCCAGTTCGGCAAAGGCCAAGCGGATGTTTTCGTCGATGTTGGTGTCAAAACGCATCGGCTTGGAGTGCATGACGTGGTAGTCGTCGGCATGACATCCGAACTTACTTGCAACCACTTCCAAGACTTTAAACTCCTCATCGCCCCATCCGTAATCTTCGTCGTCATCTTGGCCCCAAGTAGGCTCGCTGAACTCTTGGGACTGAACGCCCAGCATCGTGTCAATCTCTTGAGCAGATAGGCCGAAGCCGGCTGATAGCATCGTCCGAGCCATCTCCAGCGTAATTTTCTCCTGCATATACTGCCTGACGATACGCATCAGGTTTTGGTACTCACGGCCCGACAACTTCTTGATGTTGTCGTTGCTCTGCAAGGCTTCCACGGCTTGCGGTTGCTCGTCGGGTTGGGGGTTAGGTCCAACCACATCGGCAGGTTTCTCAAGCGGTTGCAGACCTGCCTTTTCCCGAAGTTCGTCTTGGGTCATTATCTGCAACAGGGCTTGTTCGCTTAGTCGCTCCGTGATGGGTTCCACAGGTATCAGTTCCATCCCTTCGACTCCGTTGAACGAGCCGAGGTAGTTTATCATCCGCTCCACTTTCCGCACCCGGTCGTTGACGTAGGTCGCCTTGAATAGTTCGTATGCTTCGACCAATTCGTTGCGACCACCCAATTGGCCCTCGGTCTTTACTCCGAATAGCATGGGGTTGGTTACACGGTGGGCGATGAATATCTCTTGCTGGATTGATTTGTTTAATACCTCAAACTGCTTATCCATATCGGACGGAGTGAGCGGTTCAAGTGTCGGGGCATTCGCTGCTTCATCGTTGAAGGTTACAACGAAGCGACCAGCGTTGTCAGTTCCTGAAAACTTGCGTTTGATTTGCCTTTCGATGTCGCCCTGCTCTTCGGGGGTCGGGATTCCGTTGTTAAAGTTTATCAAGTAACCCCCCCAAAAGTTGTTGCGGAGGTTGTTGTTGTGGAAGTTAGCCACTTGCACGTCTGCCTCAATCCAAGCGTTCCCTCCGATGTATTCTGGCAAAGGATAGTGCTTCACGCCTGCTGCATAGACCCGATAGTAGAACAACTGCTTTCCGAGGCGGTTCTCCGGGTCGAATGCAGGAATTTTCTCGATGTCGCCCACCTTCGGGAACAACTGCATCATGTCGTCGTTGTACCAGTCAGCGACTTGGAACATCTTTTCTTCTTTGTCAACCCTGATTTTCTCAAAGGGAACATGCTCCATCTTCGCAATCGTGCCAAGTTTGGACCAAGTAACCGCAACCGCAAAGCCGTTGAATAACTCCAAGTCCAAGACCAGTTTCTCGGTGATGTCGTTGAGGTCCTCGGTGCTGGAAAGTCCGTCGAAGAACTTGATGAATCGGGCCTCTTGCTCCACGGTCAAGTCATCCCCTGCCTGCCAGCCTCCGCCCATGATGTAGTTCACCTTGCCGTTGACGATAGCGTTGTGCTTGCTGCTCCTGCGATAGTTGTCAAGCAGGTAGTAGGGGTATTCGTTCGCAAAGCCGTAGGTGATGTATTTGCCGGAGCGGTTCTCCAGCATCACGGGGACCTTATGCTCTATCCC